CATGTTCTAATACCTTCTCAATTAATCTTTCATCTGTAGTTTTTTTACCTTTACCATTTCCAAAATTAGAACCAATACCAGGTGAACCATTACATTCTAGAATATATGTTTTTCCCTTTACTATTGTATGGTCTACACCAACCATGTATGCACCTGTAGTTCTATACGCACTTAATATTAATTTTATTTCTTCATCAGATAATACATAAGGTTCTGAATCTGCACCTCTATGAATATTAGAACGAAAATCTTCTTTTGGTTTAACTCTTTTGGTAGATGCGACAATTACACCATCAACAACGATAGTTCTAATGTCATATTCCATATCTAGAAATTCTTGTATCAATAACTCTGCACCATACTTCCATAATGATTGAATATTTGATATCATACTTTTATAATCATTTACGATAGAAACACCAATACCTTGTGTACCAGTAATTGTTTTTAAAATTACAGGAAATTGTCCACCGATTCTTTCATGTGCATCTTTTACCGATTCTTCATTATTAATGATAGATGTTCTAGGTGTTTGTATTCCATTTTGATTAAATGTAATATAGGTTGACATCTTATTATCACAGGTCAACATACCATCACGATTATTAATCATGAACGCACCTGCCTTTTCAAAAGTAGAAAGTAACGCAAGTCCTACTTCATTATCTAATACTCCAGCACGAACAAACACCACAGTTTTGGCCACATCATAATCTACTCTATTACCTTCTTTATCTGTAATAGTAATAACACCCTTCTCTACATCATTTGTAGATACCCATGCTTTTGTTGTATTGACTATATGACAGGGAATATTATTCTTATCAGAATATTCTTTGATTTGATTTGCAACAATTTCCTTTTCTTTAGATGATACTTTAGTTAAGATAGCAATTTGTATATCACCATCATCCACATTTTCTTCTGTGATGAAAGATTGAAAATTTTTCATAATATATTACTCTGTATTAGGTTGCCATTTTCCTACTGATTCTTGTTTACCTTTGTAGTCTGCAATCGCAGCTCTAATTGAATCTTCTGCTAAAACCGAGCAGTGTATTTTGACAGGTGGAAGAGCAAGTTCCTCTACAATGTCAGTATTTTTGATTAACTCTATTTCATCTAAAGTCTTTCCTTTAACCCATTCTGTTAATAAACTAGATGAGGCAATTGCTGAACCACAACCATAAGTTTTAAATTTAGCATCTTTTACAATACCATCATCACCAACTTTGATTTGAAGTTTCATAACGTCACCACACGCAGGTGCACCGACCATTGCAGTACCAACTTTAGGGTCTTTTTCATCAAGTTTACCTACATTTCTAGGATTTTCATAATGGTCTAATATTTTTTTACCGTATGCCATTTATTCTACCTCTTTTTTCTTACCTATGTTATATTTAGTTTCTAATATCCATTCATCCTTTTCTTTGAATGAAATAATTTTAATTTGACTTAATGGTGCAATGGATTCTGGTTTATTTTTTATTGTTATCAATCCCCAATCATCTAAAAGTTTTACTATTGTATTTCTTCTAGCAATATCATTTTCGGATAAGTTTGTATCCTTACCATCAAGTGCAAATAATTCTTTAAAGTGGACAATATAATACTTACCTTGTTTATGAAGTATATGACAAGATTGATATAATTTCCTTTCTTTTCTAGAAGCAACACCGATGCGTGATAATGTCTCTCTAATTTTTAGGAAGTCATCTGGTTCTTTTAAAAAAACCTCAAACATCTGCTCCTGTGTCCAATTTACATTATTTTCCATTTCTTCCGCCTTTGTTCAAACTGTCCATTATAGTCTTAATTTGTTTATCATTCAATATACTAAGAGCTGATTTTGCTTTTTCATTATTATATCCATAATACTCTTTTACATATTCTAGATGTTTTTGTTTTTTCGCATTTAACCACGGTGTATATCTTTTTCTTTTTCTTAAACTATTTAGTAAAAAGTCAAATTGTAATTTATTGTCTATATGATGACTTCTATTCATTTCATTTACTAGGAATATAGTATCTTGAAATGGTGCAACACATTTATTCACAATATATGCAGGATATTTCTTTTCCCACATTTCATCTTCTGTATCCATAAGTTTTTCTTTCGAATAATTTATAGAATTAAGATATTCTTTTAATTCATACATACTCTACTTCTTGTTCAATTAAATCTTCTAGATATTGTTTTGCCGCTTCTAAATTTTTAGATTTAACTTCAATAATACCAATACCATTATCAATATGTAAAACATGACCTGTAGCAGAAAACACTTTTTTACTTTGTATCTGTATTTTATTTGGAACTTTAAATCTTAACTTAAAAGACTTCTTTGGTAAATGTAAAATTTTCTTATTCATTTCTTTCTATATAAGGTTCTTAATTCTTCTAACTTAGAAGATGGTATTTTCTCTGGGTGATTTATCTCATTATATAGATTTGTACTATCCCCAGCAACTTGTATTCCTAAAGATTTACTAAAACATTTATAAGACATATTATACGCGATACTTCTTCTTTCACCATCACCTAAAAATGGATATACTTGATGATTCAGATGATTTGGAAATAAAAACAACTGACCAACTTTAGGTTCTACTGTAAACGAACCAGTAGTAAAAAGTGATTCTGTATTACAAAAATTAAATTCTATTTTACCATCCATTTCTTTTTTATGTGGTATATTTCTTTTTTTGTATTCTGGTATTCTTAAATAAAGAACTGCACTCATATTACAATGAGTATGATTATGTTGTGGGTTGTATTCATTTTCATATTGAGATACAGACCAGATAGATTGCATTTGAGTTTTTATATCTACTAGTTTTAATACTTCTTCAAGATAACCATGTTTATATCCTTGTTCAACATAACTTCTACCTATGGCGTGAAAGATATCCATACACTTATATTCTTCTAACATAGAGTGTGGTATTTCAGATTCATTTTTAATCTGACCAGCAAGTCTTTCACCCATATCATTTATACCCATAACATTATCTACAATCTTATCAAGTTTTTTGACAATTTCATCTGGTAATTTACATACCATTACCAATGGGCCAAATGGTTTCATTAATTTTACATCTTTTATTTCCATTTCACATCAACCATAATTTCAGTTAGACAAGCAAGTAAGTTTATTTCTTGGTCTGCCACAAAAGCCGATTGGCTCTGGTACTTAGCCAAGATGAGAACTGCATGAGGTATTGTACTACTATCAGCATGCTCATACAAACTATCATAAATCCTACGATAAATACGGACAGGGTCATTATCAAGATTATGGACAATCCACTTTCTGACATTTGTAAATTCTTTTCGTTTGAGTGCAACCATAAGTTCATTGATATTTACCTCTGATATATTTACTAATATTCCAGCGTCTATTTGACCTGATGTAGAATATCTTTGTAACTCATTTAAAATTCTTCGCCAATCTGGGAAATATTTAGTCAATAGTTCCATTACAACTCTAGGTTCATATTTTATATTTTCTAATTCTAAAATATTCTTAACTCTACTAAAGAAGTCTTTTGCAAGTTTTGGTTTATCATCTTTAGGAATAATAAAATCAATCACACTACATCTTGAATGTAATGGTTCAATTAATCTATTCTTATAATTACATGTAAGAATGAATCCACAATTCTTATGAAATTCTTCCATGAATCCACGAAGTGCAGGTTGCGTTGATTGGGGGTTTAGATAATCTGCCTCATCTAGTATAACATACTTACGACCACCTTCTAGTGATACAGTAGAGGCAAAGTTTTTAATTTTATTTCTTAGAACATCAATACCCGATTCTTCTGAACCATTTATGACTAATGATGTTACTCCAATTTCATCAAGCATTGCTTTGGCAACAGTAGTCTTACCGATGCCAGGGCCACCTGATAAAATTAAATTAGGAATGTGTTTATCTTCTACAAATTCTTTAAAAGTATTTTTTAAATGTTCTGGTAGAACACATTCATTGATAGATTTGGGTCTGTGTCGTTCAACCCATAAAAAAGTTTCCATAATATAAAGTCCAATTTGTTATTCATAACTACTCTCTGGTTCTAATGCAACCCAATACTCTACATCTTTATTTGTAGATGTTAGATGACTAATATTCTTTGATGATATTTCTACATTATAATTACCATCCATAACTTTTAGATTTTCTACTTTAAAGAAAAACTTAAAATCACTACCATCTGCAACGGTATCAACATCTAAAGAGAAAGTATTTGCAGTATCATTCTTTTTATCTTTTACTGTTAAATATACACCAACATCTTTTTTCTCTAAGACTAAATCTGGTGCCTGTATAACACCTGCTGCTCTTTTCAATTTATCTAAGTCTTCACCATTTAATGTAAATGAAATTTCTTTACTTGGCATAGTAATTGTTTTACTTGGTGAAGTTACAACCGATGGGTCTGAATAAAAATACTTCAAAGAATTTGTTGGATTGTTTTCTTCTTTAATAGTTACAAAACCATCTTCAAATTCTAGAATAGGACTTGTAAATAAAGATATAGAAGCAAGAAACTCATTTAGGTCATAAATTGCTACTTCCTTTTCAAAAGATTCTTCTACTTCTGCTTTTGCAACAATATTTTTCATGGCAGACATTGTTGTTAATGTACTACCTTCCTTTATTACAAGATTTTGATTTATCGTTGCAAAGTTTTTTAACACTTCAACTGTGTGTTCACTTAGTTTCATAATATATACTCCGTATGTTAATGTTGTCTAGTTAATGTAGGTGATTTAAATTGTGCAACAGTTTCTTTACTGTCTCTTATATTAAAGTTAGCAGACATTGTTCTTCTT